ATAAACATAAACTGATATCCATCATCAAGGTCAAAATCCGCTGACTGAATATAGGCAGCTATAGGTAGTGGAGTGCCTGTTGCGTTGTCTTCTAAACCATTTTCTTGGTAGATTAAGTTTCCATCAATAGTTGCGATAGGGTAGGTTCTATCAGGGCAGTTAATCCAAGCAGTTCTATCCATATTGCCATAATACCAAATGCGTTCTTGATAGTTGTAGACAGCGTAGCGGTCAGGGGATTCTGCTTCACTAGAGCAATAGAACCACCAAATTTCATTAAACTCACCCACTGACCCCGCAAAGGTTTGCGCCTGTTGCGCATAATTAAAGTCGTTAAAAATATACTGACGTAGTGAGCAAGGGAGCGTTTCTACTGTACCACCGTAGGTAAAGAACTTTTTATGCCCCATCCAATAAGTGATGTTGTTAATCGAAATAGCCGCAAAGGGTGAAGCAATGGTGATATTAGTTGAGCGTGGTTGAAAGTTGAAAGTAAAAGGTGTGCCTACATACTGCGCCCCATATAATGCGCTGTTCGTAAAGATAAGTGTTTCTTGGCGTGTTTTAATAGCTGTGACAATAGCATCACCATAAGTAAGTCTATACCCGCCTGCTGAAGTAGCTATGCTTGGTGTCCAAAGTGCGGGGTTGTTTTGATCTGCCCAACGCACAAGCATAGGAGTTTTTGTGCTTTCCCCTATTGCATTACATCCAAGTGCCATAACGTGATTTTCGTCTGTGGTGATAATACCTGTAACGACTGTAGGGCAATCCGCAGCGCCACTTAAAGAGCTAAGCTTAACGGCATTAGCCGCAGGGATACCTGAACCCGCAACGCTCGTGCTTATTTTCCAATAATATATCTCACCGTTAGTGGGGGCAATAACTAAATCTTGACCATAATTGTCCTGCGCCCAGTACCCTAAAGGTTGAACCACACCGCCTGAAGTAGCACTGCTACCCCAAGTACCTCGACTCCAAGTACCCGCGCCCCAACCAAGCCCTGTTACGTTAATAGGCAGACCAGCAGAGGCTTCAAAACTTAGCACGATTACTGCCCCGCCATCTGTGGTAGTTGATGTAGCAGAGGTGGTTACTTGAAACGTGAACGTGCTTGTATCTAATACAGTTATTTGGTGGGTAGTATTAATTTCAGCCGCAGGTACTCCGCTAGTTGCTATCACCGCACCAGAGATTGAAATATAATCATTGGTAGACGCACCATGTCCCGCGTAAGTTATCGTTACCGTCTTCTGCCCTGATACAAAGTTAAGCGGGTTAGCTGGTGTAAGGGGTGAAACTACAAGGCGGTAGGGTGTGATGTTGTATAGGGTTCCGCTAAATTCTATAAAGAAACGGATGTTTGTGCCTACGCCTGTGTAGTTATTACCTGCAATAGAAGACCAATTTCTTAGTGTTCTGCATACATCTGTATAACTATTAAGGCTAAACTTTTGCCACCCACCAATGTTTTCAGGAAACCCAGAGCGAAATCTAACTTTATCACAGGCGTACCATCCACCTTCGTTAGCATAGTTAGTCCCTTCACGGGATACCCCAGGGCGAAAGGTTATTGATTTAAGTGGCATAGCTTAGTCCTGTTTATTATCCGTTCCAGCGTGCGATTTTACCATCACGAACATCAATATGGGTAAAAGATTTGTAGCGTCCAAGACCTTTGCAATCGTCATCAAAATGCTTCATGAGATATTCTTGCACTTCTTTGGGCGGTACGTCTTTTACTTTGATGTCGGCTGCGTTACCTAAAACGTGCTGGCTATGCTTTGCACCCCCCACTTTCGTGTTGTGCGCTTCACATCTTCTACCGCTCATAATAGTAATAGGTTTGCCAAACGACTCACGGATGCGGTTAAGTAGCTCTACGAGCTTAGGATTAACGTCTTTTTCACCACACCCGCAGTGACACTCAAATTCTTCTGGCTTAAAATAGGTGCTCATATTATTTACTTTCTGATGCAAACAGTCCAATCATACCAAAAACAACACCTGCCGCAGTTAACCCGTCATGGATAGGACCTGCATCAATATTCATACCCGCCATCGTAGCCAATGCTGCTACACTCGCGTGCGTAGAAGGCTCTTTTAATCGAGCCATTAAGTAGTTCCATGCTTTAAGTAATTTGTTCATGTCTATAACTCCGCTAGTTGCTGTCTGAGTTGACCAATCTGAAGCTCAACGTCTGCAAGCCATGTTGTATCAATACTGAGGATGGCTTCGCGTTGTCTGCGTGGTGTGACTGAATCTTCTAGTTTTGCAATCTCTGCTTTGATTTTCGCTTTCTCATCTTCAATCTTTTGCGCTTGTGCTAACACTAACTGCTCGTCATTGAGGTCTAAGACTATCCATGTTTGCTCCCAGTGACCTTTTATTGTTTCAACTGGAACACTTTGAGCTACAGTCTGTGTGTACTTATCGTAAGTAGGTTGAGGTGCATCAAATACTACTGCATAGCCTTCTACTGTAAAAGGTGTTGGGAAAGAAGTATTAGGGTGTGCTGCACGGATTTCATGTTCCGTGCTAACTTGTTTTGTTTCTAAATTGATGTAATTAGCCATTGTTGTTCTCAAGAAATTGCAAGATAAATATAAGATACGCCAGATGCGTTAATTGAACAAGTTGCTTCTTGGTTTACTGTAATCCCCGCAGCGTAAGGGTCAACAGCATCAGCTGTGGTTATTTCAGCAGCAGCTGAGTTTAATTGCAAAGCAGGGTCATTTCCAGCCGTAATACCTCTAGCACTATCCCAAACCCACCATGAACCTGTTGTGCTTGTCGCTTTTACTAAGAAAAATCTTGCCCCAGCCGCAAATCCACATTCGATGTTCTGACTAGAACCATTACCTGTGTAAGAACCAACTTTGCTGATTCCAGCAAGTGTGGCGAATAGGTAAATAACAAACGCATTTTGGTTTGGTGTATTTGGGATTGTTACAGTAGATGCGGTTGCGCTGTATTGAATTGCTCCACTTAAAGTTGCGGCAGCACTATCGTTTAATAGTGCATAATAGTATGCTGAAGGAAAAACAGAGCCTTGTACATACCATGCAGCAGCATTTGTTCTGCTTTTATAGATAATTAATTCAGGTACAACGGTCAAGTTATGCGCTTGCGCTGTTATTGCAAATCCCGGAGCTGAACAACAAACCTCATCAAAGAATCCGGGGGCGCGTTTGAAGAACCAATCTACAGAAGTGTAGCCTGTCCCTATTCCCGCTTCTGTAATAGTAGTTTGACCATTACTAGCGTATAAAGACCCAGATACCGTCTCAACAGCGGTATCACTAGGCCGTAAAATTCTAGAGATTGCCGATCCTATACCCCGTAATTTATCTGCCCACATTGCGCCATTTACCATATTTCTATAATCTTGAATAACTACATCAAACGGAAAAGTTGCATCTACGTTTTGAGCAGAAGCACTTGAATTAACTAAAACAGGGTTATAAACCTGCGTCCCACTCGTTGGTGGCTTGTTTGGCATACGGATTGCCATGTAGATGTAGGTTTTACTTGGGTTGTAAGTTGTGTTATCTGTAGTAAACCCAGTAGAATTCAATTGTAATGTATTAGCACCAATAGTGTTTTCAGCAGATGCTTCATTAGCTTTTAAAATAGGGTTAGCAGTATAAACGGTAGGGCTTGATGTAAATCCTCGCATACTATCTTGAATGTCCCAACTACCTCCCGGACTGCTTGTGATTTTAACCATCACATACTGAGGCTCCCAACCTAAATTAACAGTCGCGTTACCACTGCCATCCGTTGCAAACGACCCACACTGAATAATTCCAGTGGATGACGTGTCGTGAGCGTATAGGTAGGCAACGTAAGTGCCACCAGAAGCATTAACCGTTGCATCTGTACCCACAGAAAACACTGAGCTTGTCGGTGCTGTTGAGTTCCATACCGTAGGTGCTGAGGCTTGCACGGCAGTTAAATTGAGTTGAATAGAGTATTCTGCTGACGTTAAATTTTTGTGGTAAACCTGCCAATTACTTGACGTATCAGTACGCTTAACAATCACCATTCCCGGAGCAATACCTAGGTTATGTGCAATCGTTCTTGCACTGCCTGTCCCCGTATAAGTCACTATATCAAAAAACTTCGGTGCTTCGCGGAATGTCCATGAGGCGTAGTTGTTTGGAGGTGTGCCGTCTGACGTAGTAGAATTTAGCTCTGTTCCAATTACAGTAAAGCCAGAAGACAATCTGGTTATATTTTGCCCTGCAAGTAAAGCTCCCGTTGTGTTTGACCTCAGTCTCCCGTTGGTAACGCTATCCATAAGCACATGGTTTGTAACATTACCGCTCGTATCAAAAGGCATGCGGGATTTACACCACACCAACCCACCTTCCCCATCCAAGTCAATGCCGTTGGTGATGGTCTGCGTTGAGCCGTTACCGGTGTAGAGCCAAGTGGAAAATACATCATTTACATAAAGCGTTGCGTCTGCGCTGTTACCTGCGGCTTCTTTTAATTTGGCTGATAACATTATGCTGACTTCCCAACCAGCGCACCGTAAAGTGTTGAGCTGATTTTCCAAAAGACGAGCGTATTATTTGCACTGAGTGTAGGCGCAGTATCTCCAGCCGCTGTTACCCATGTGATAGTTGGCCAGTTAATTGTGTATGAACTACCGTTAGTAAGCAAAAGTGAGATGCTTTGACCAGACGATAAGCTGTCAGTAAAGGTGACTGTACCCGCAGCCGCGCATGACAGTGTTGTACCTGTAGATGGGTTTAATGCAATTGAGCCTGATGTAGCAAGTGTAGCGACCTTTTCAGTGTAGGCATCTAGGGTTAAGTTACCCGTCATCGTGCCGCCAGCTAGGGCTAAATATGCTGATAAAGATGGTGTTACGCTAACAAAGTCACTACCGTTCCAAGCAACTAGCACATTAGCCCCAGTAGCGATCGTTACCCCTGTTGTTGCTGCACCTTTAAGCACTACAGCCGCATCTGATTGGTTAATAACAAGGTATGCCTTACTTGAGCTAGGTGCAATAATATTGCGCGATACACCGGGTGAGCCTGTTGGGATAAGAATGGCTTTTCGTGCTTCATTTGTCGCACCAGCCCCAGTTGTTGAAAGGGTCCAATTACCAGAAGCAACGGAAGCCGTAGCAACCCCTGCAACAGAGTCCTCAACAAGTTGAGTTACGCTTGAGTTAACCACTGCTCCCCAAGTACCGCCTAGCTCACCTGTAGCTGGTTGGGCAAGTCCTAATAATGATGTGTATGATGTAGCCATGTTTTTAACCTAATGTGATTATGGGTGTCCAAGTAGAAGTCTAATTGTTGTTTATTATACTCCATGCAGGAGTTTGCGCTGTTGGTATAGGCTCCCAAAGAAATCGACTTGTAACTGTATCAAGTGCATAAACTGTTTCGTTGATAGTTACATAAAACGACCCGTTAGCAAACACTACATCAACTGCATCACCTATCTCAAGTATGGAAGATGTAACGTTTATTGAAACACTTTGTGAGTCTTCTGCAAGGAGTTCTTCTAGTACACTAACCGCCGCTGCGAAACCACCTAATACAGAATCTGATACAGATATTATTTCAGTAAGCAACCCTACCGCATTTAGTACCGATGATTGACTATCAGTAGCCGTTACAGATTCAGTAAGCAACCCTACCGCATTTAGTACCGATGATTGACTATCAGTAGCCGTTACAGATTCAGTAAGAGTATCCTCATAGACTGAGTCACCCCATCCAGCTTGCCCCCAAGTTCCGCTACTCCAACCGCCAGCCACAAGAAGTCCTTACACTGACGCTGTGTAAGTTACAAGAAGCAAATCACCTGCAATAACTGCACGCGAAGTTGCAAAACTACCTGCTGAATAAAGAATACCTGCACCACCATTAGATGACGTGTTTCTTGCCTGTGTTGTACACAGTATAGCGCCAAGTACCGTACCACCAGCACCACTGATTGTAAACGTAGTGGCTGTTGATGCTTTAGAACCTGCTGATGCTGCGTTCCAAGCTGCTGTCGCTCTATTGGTAGAACTGCCTGAAATAGTGTAGTTTAAATACTCAAGCCAGCCTGTATGAGAAGCTAATGTATCTCCAGCAGCGTAAGCACTAAACGAAGCACTATCTACAAGACCCATATACCAAGCTGCTGTATAGGTAGACCCTGCAAAATATTTATCGAGTAAATCATTTTTACCGACAGTTACAACAAGATTCTCAATTGAATCTTCCCATTTTAAATTACCATCAGCATCAAGGCATTTAACATCATATCGACCTGTAACTGAAAGTTGCTCGCTTACGCTACCGCCAAGAAGGGCTGTTGCGCCTAATGAGTCTTGTGCATCTACTTTTTCTGTGTGCATATTAATACCTATTTATGAAAAACATATTAAAGCTGTGTTTGGAGCTGCTACGGGCATAGTAATTGTAAAAACCCCGTCAGTTGCAGACACATCAAGCCCAAAATTAAGAACCAAAACCGCTTTATTTGATTGCGAACTATTATAAATCAAAGCACCTCTAGCTACTATAGTTGTACCCGTCCACTCGGCGTTATCAAACGTAATATATGTCTGAGGTCCTGTTTGAGGTTGTGCTACCGTTATGGATTGCCCAAGTAGCGTTTTACCGCCAGCGGTATATCCAGTAGCTACAACTTGCCCTGTCGTGGTATATGCAGTTGTTGTAGCCCCAATCTGTGCAGTGTCAGTGTATAGCGCTATTTTAAAAACATCACCACCAATAGCAGAAAAGTTATGGACACCTTGAAATAGTTCTTCACGAAAGCTATTGCATAAACATTGAGTAATCATAACTATTTCACCGCTATTCGGGCTTGACCAGATCGGTATGCGTCTTGGCGTTGTTTACCATCTCCGAGCCCTTTAAGAATTGCTAGCGCTTCCATATATTTTTGTCCGTATAACGCGAGTAAATCTGCTTCACCTTTCATGTATGTATAAGCTTCAACTAGCGAGCCATAAAGAAGTACAGGGTCAAAATTATCGCCAAGCCAAGTAGTTTCGGCTGTGACAATAGACTCTGGATAGTAAAAGTAATGTAGCTCAACGTCATAGTCATCGTCTGGGGTAGGACCTAAAATAAACGATAGCTCCGTCGCCTGATTAGATTGAGGCCCAAAAATAGCATAGTATTTAGGCACCCCTGTTGTCGTAGGCGTTGGGTATGCGGCGCGAATAAAGTTAACGTCTTTATCAAGCATATACTGATATTCACCAGTACCATCAATCACGGCTAAGCTAAACACAGAAAGAAAGTCATCAGGCGCCGATAAATATTTGTTATTTAGTGTGACAACACCAGTTACATTTTTTCGCAGGGCAGGTAGCTGTACCATATTATAGATGCGCGTCTCCGCTTGCTGAACAAACGTAGGGATGTTATCAGCGAAGTCTTGCCCTGTATTTTCTGTGTATGCGACAAGCGCTGCACTTAATTCTGTGTAGTTCAAAGGAAGCCCCTTAGCCCTGTGGACCTCTAGCGATGAAGCCTTTTTTAGCCGCACCAGCCCCGCGAATTTTAACGCCAGAGGTTTTCACCCCTTTCATTTGATCTTGGTAGCCATTAGCTTTAGGAACAGGAACGGGTTTAATATTATCAAATTTAACTTTATCCACGTCTAGCTGCTCCATATCCGCGTTTAGTTTTACCGATAACACCACCACCTTTTACCACAGGAGTGCTACCAACTTTAACTGACTTACCACTTTTTTGATTAGCTGCGCGAGCTACATTGCGCCCTGATTTCTTCATATCCGCTGACACAACACCACCAGCTTTCATACATTTAACAGTGCCGCCTTTTTTCATCTGGGGTACCTGCTGTGGTTGCATCTGTTGTGTCGCTGATGTCGGGGTCGCAATCGGTGAAATGTTTGGGTTCATAGGCGCTTTGGGTGTATTCACATTTTGCTGTGGCATGGGTTGCCCTGATGTTTTTGTGGGTGGAATTCTTAATCTTGGATCTGGCAATGCCATGTTAGCCTCCGATAGTTACGCTATTTAGCGTGGATTGTATTGTTTGAGAAGCGACTGGATTCCAGCCAAATAACCCTCTCGTTGTTGGTATAGTATTATCTGGGCGTGGAAATTGCAATGCTTGTGGATCCCACATAGGTTGCTCACCTACATGAAGCTGTGGCTGATCTTGCTCAAAGCACTCTTCACACACTTTAATATCAACCAAATCTCCTTTAACCACAAGTTTACGCATCCTATCGAGCTTGCAACGAAAACCACAACGATCACAAAACCCAAATGATTTCCGCCCTCTAGCGTAAGGAACAGCCATTATCTATAGTCCGTAAATCTAGGTACCATACGAATTGGTGACCTATCGCGATCTTCAGCCGCTGCTAAATCAAATGCTTCATCCGCTAGAGCTTTAAGCATAGATAAACTTTCTGGTGCT